TTGGCGATGTTGCCGACTGGGTTACGAGCGCAACGACTTTGAGCGACTACCAGGACTTTCCTGAAGGCGGCTCCATCATGGGCTTTGTCGGAGGCGAATATGGCCTCGTCTTTCAAGAGCGCGCCATTCACCGCATGAGCTTTGAGGGGCCTCCGACGGTCTTCCGGTTTGACAAGATCGCCAATTATCTCGGTTGCCGCGCGGAAGGTTCGATTGCGGCTTATGAAAACCTTGCATTCTTCTTGTCGGATGACGGGTTTTACATGATCCGGGGCGGCTCGGAAATCGTGCCGATTGGTGCAGAAAAGGTTGATCGATTCCTTGAAGAAAACATCAACGCCTCATACCTCTACCGGGTTTCAGCGGCAATTGATCCGATCAACAAGCTTTACATGGTGGGCTATCCCTCTACTGCCTCGGGCCTCGGGGTGCCGGATAGCGTTCTGATCTACCATTGGATCACTGGCGAGTGGTCCAGGGCCTCTGTCCCGCATCAGTTCATCTACACATCTACAACGCAGTCCACCTTTACCATTGATGGCATGGACGCTGTGTCTTCCACGGTCGATGGATTGGTGTTTCCGGTCAATTCCCGTTTCTGGGCTGGGTCGGGAAGGTTGCTTCTCGCGGGGTTTGACACGTCCAACCGTCAGGGCTTCTTCACCGGATCGCCTCTTGCAGCCACGGTTGAGACTGGCGACACGCAACTAACGCCGGGTCGCAAGAGCCTGTTTCGCGGCCTTCGTCCGATCATTGAGGGAACGTCCGTTACGCCGTCTCTTGTGGTTGGTGCGCGCGACAACCTTGCGCAAAATGTTGTGTATGGTTCTTCTGTTCCGGCAAATGCCTTCGGGTTTTGCAACGCGCGTGTGAATGGTCGCTATCACCGGGCGCGGGTGACAATCCCGGCGGGTGCGCAATGGAAGTTTGCGCGCGGGGTCGATGATATCAAGTTTTCCAGCACGGGGGCGCGCTAATGCCTAAAGGTTCCCAATCCCGGTCTTCCGGAAGCAAGAGTGGTGGCGGCTCAAAGCCGTCGAACACGTCGCGTTCGGTGTCCTCTGGCAGTCGGAACAACCCGACCGGCGGCAAGATGAATGCTCCGGCCCGCACGGCCGCTTCTACTGGCATGACGCGAGGCCAGACGGCGGGCAACAAGTCTTACTATGGCCCGAAGGGCGGTAACGCGCTCAACACGAATGCACGAATGGCGGCGGCTCGTTCTGTCGGATTCAATGCTCCGCCCGTGCAGCGGACGCCTGGGGACGCCGTGAAGCTTGGCCGCATGATGATGGCTGAGAGCGGATCGATCCGGAACCGCTTTGGCGCTCCGAACACGACGGGCCTTCAGGGCGTGGCGGACGTGGTGCGGAATCGCATGGCGTCTAGCCGGTTCCCGAACACGGTTGGCGAGGTTCTGACGCAAAGAAAGCAGTTTTCGCCGATTGCTGACGGTTCATTTGCACGAACGCGCGCAAATCCCATGGCAACCCGGATCGCCGAAAGCGTGCTGTCTGGCGAGTCCCCGTCAGTGGTGGGCAATGCCCTGAACTACGGGAATCTGCACACGATCAACAACCTTGCGGGCTATTCGTCCCGGGCAACCCGGAATGCATTCAATTCCATGCCGCAGATCAGAACGATTGCCGACGCGCGCAACCCTCTGTCTCGGGCGCACACCTTCGGTACGATTGGCGCACCGTCTGACGTGGCATTCAATGGCTTCACGCCGTCTGTCCCAAGCGTACAGCCTGCATCATTCCAGACAGCCTCGGCATCTCGCCCAGGCATGTCTGCCATTCCCGCGCCGTCATCCACTGGCAGTCTCTGGAGCGGGCTTGCTTCAAAGGTTGGTATTGATACGGACGGGGTTCTCGACAGGGCAAAGGCTGTCGGCACGCAGTTGTCAGACGGTATGCAGACCGTGGCCCGGTATCAGTCAAACCCGCTGGGCCGGATCATGCTATCCATGGCTGGAGCCGGGGGTAATTCGCCGTCTCAACCGTTTAACCGCTTTGCCGGCAATGAGCGTAGCAGTAGCGACGGCAATCAATTCTACAGCGCTAACGCCGTCCAGACGGTTCCGCCTGTCCAGAGCCCGTCTCAGGGCCTTGCAGCGCCTCAGCCGCCACAACCGCGCACTCACGCCTGGACGTTCCCGCAGTATTATTCGAGTTGGGCATTCCGCCCGCCGACGCCGTCGCCGCGCATGGGGGCCATGGTATGAACCTTGACCGCAGGGACATAGCGCCATTGTTGCGAAGTGCCTTTCCGACGCTGGCCCGTGCTTCGTCTGAGGAGTGGCACTGTTTCCTTGATAAAGTGACTGGCCTTGAGACGCCGTTTGACATGCCCAATTCGGTTGCGTTCGATCGCTGGCGTGAAGCGCTGGCAAAAGAGGGATATCCGGTCTTCAGGTACACGGACGCTGACATTGCGGCAAAGAAGGCGAAGGCAGCCGACATGCTCAGAGCGGAAGAGGCCCGGGCGGCTTCTCAGGGCAAGACGCTTGCAGATCTTGCTCGGGAAGCGCCGAATTGGACGGTTGCGGAAATGTTGTCCAGCAAGAGGGGCTGAGGCATGCCTATCAGGCCCTTCCTTCACCTTCCGCCGCCCGGCACGTTCAGCAAGTTCAGCGACGTACAGTCCTATCTTCGGCGCTTGTGGGATGCGCTTTACAAGCTTCGCCAGGGCAAGACGGAAAACGTCCTCGAAGTGACGCTGACACCGAATGCGTCGTCCACAACGGTGAGAGACCCACGCATTTCGCCTCAGAGCGTTCTTGCGTGGCATGCCACGACAGCGAACGCTGCAGCGGAATTGGTGTCTGGTTCAATGTTCGTGGCTGACGCTGGCATGGGTGACGGCACGGCCATCGTTTCGCATAGGAACAATTCGCAGACGGACCGTGCTTTCCGGGTTGCGATTATCGGATGACAAAACACAACCTCGACTTCACGGGCGTGATGGAAGGCCAGATATGGGCCGTCTGGAATGCCGCCGCCTCGTATCTTCGGCCCGCCCTTGGTGAGGGTGAAACGCTTGAACAGGTTCTGTTGGATCTGATGAGCCAAAAGGCGCAATTGTGGATCGCCGCGACAGACACGAAGTTGCACGCGGTTTGCGTCACTGAGCTAGTGCGCCGGGGCGGCAATCTTTACTGCAACGTGTGGCTTTCGGGCGGCGATGGTGTGAACAACTGGGTTCACTTTCTCGAAACGATTGAGGCATGGGCGAAGGAAAGAGGGTGCATTGCAATGACAATTGATCGTGCACGGCCCGGTTGGAAGCGCCTTTTGAAGGCTTACAAGATCAAGACGGTAACGCTCGTAAAGGACATTTGACATGGGCGGAAAGAACAAGACTAACAAGGAAACGCAGACGCAGACAAGCGAGCCGTGGGATGAGCAAATTCCATACCTTACCTACGGAATGAGCGAGGCAAAGCGCCTTTATCAGAACGCAGGGCCTGAGTATTTCCCCGGCAGCACGGTTGCGGGCTTTGCGCCGGAACAAGAGCAGGCGATGAGGCTTGGCACACAGCGTGCGCTTGGCGGAAGCCAGACGATGCGGAACGCCGAAGGATTCACGAACGACGTTCTCGGCGGCAAGTACCTCAATGACCCGTATCAGGATCAGGTATTCCAGAACATTCAGCAAAAGGTTATGCCTTCGGTAAATTCGCAGTTCATGGGCTCTGGACGCTATAACAGCGGCATGCACGCGGACACGGCGGCAAGGGCCATGACGGAAGCCTATGCGCCCTACGCATCACAGCAGCGGCAGCAGGGCCTTGATCGCATGGGGCAGGCAGCGAACATGGCCCCGACCTTCGCGGCGAATGATTACCAGGATATCAGCGCCTTGCAGGGTATCGGATCCCAGCGGCAAGATCTTGCGCAGAGTGAGATTGAAGACGCGGTTAACCGCTGGATGTATAATCAGCAGCTTCCCTATGACAAGCTCGGCCAGTTCCTGAACAACACCGGCGGGAACTACGGCGGCACTACGGTAGGTGTCACCAAAACGCCAAAGCCTTCGATGTTCTCGCAGATTGCAGGCGGTGGGCTTGGCTTGCTCGGTTCGGCGCTGTCCGGCGGCATGTTCGGGCGATAAGGAAGAGGTGTAGACATGGCAAGATCGCTTCTCGGTTTCTTCCAACCCCAGCCGGACCCGCTGCAGACGCTTCTGGGGCAGGCCTATGATCCGCGTCAGGCGCGCATGTCGTGGCTTGGCGGCACGCTTCAAGGCCTTGGAATGGGCCTTGCGTCAGGTCGCGACGGCGCATGGGCGGAAGGCCTTGCAATGGGTGGTACTGAGGGCCTTGACGCCTATCGTCAGCGGGCGTTGGCGCAATACGGCATTCAGCAAGCGCAGGCTGACAAGGCTTACGAGCGTTCGCGCGATGCGAAAAATGACGCGTGGAACAACACGGTTCGCCAGCGTCAGCTTGAAGAGTGGCAGGGTGAGCAGGACAAGGAAGCGCAGGCCGATCAGGCTTGGAACAACCTTCGCCGGATGCCGTCCACTAATGTTTCTGTCCAGAACTACGGCATGGCCGATCAGCTGTACAAGATGGGCCGGACGGATGATGCTCTTGGCATGGTCTTGCCGCCCGCTCCACAGCCGATGCAGCAGCCGGACCCGACCAACGATATGCGCCACCTGATGCAGATCAACCAGGAGCGCGCCGCAAGAAGACAGCCGCCGCTTGGCCTTGAGGACTACCTTGCTTCGAAGAAGGGCAGCGGGATTACGATTGGACCAGATGGCACGGTCCAGATCGGCGGGGCTCCGGGCAAGCTTACGGAGCAGCAGTCTAAGGACGTGGGCTTCTATAACCGTATGTCGCAAGTGCAGCCGCTTCTCGACAGCATGGACACGGCGCTTGTGGACACTCTTTCTGCTGTCGGCAGCAGCATTCCCGGTATCGGAAACTTTGCTCAGTCCGACGCTTATAGGCAGGCTACACAAGCGGGCAATGAGTTCCTTATGGCGTTGCTTCGTAAGGATACGGGCGCAGCTGTGACGGATGGCGAAGTGGCGCTGTATGGGACAACGTACCTTCCGCGCGCTGGCGATGATGAAGTAACGATCAGGCAAAAGCGTGAGGCGCGGCAGCGTGCGGCGGAAGGCATCCGCATGGGCCTTGGACCTGCGGAAATCCTGTTTAGGGAGCGCCAGATACAAGAGCAGGGCGGCGGGCGGCCGGTCGCGCCGGGTGGGTTTGACATGGGGGCGGATCAACTGCCCGAGAATACGCCAGCCGAAGGTGAGGATGGCAATATCTACATGAAGCGCGGCAGCAAACTTTATCGCCAGACGCAAACTGGGTGGGAAGAGGTGCGCTAATGAAGTTTCGCGTTCTTGATCAGGCTTCGCCAGCCGTTCCGCAACGGTTCCGAATTCAGCAGCAGGAACCTAACCTGCAGGATATCAGCGCCGCACTTCCTGACGTGCCGGTCAGCCGTGCGCAGCGAGAGTTCAATTCCCTTCCCGGCTGGGCAAAGCCTCTCGCAGCCGGTCAGGATATGCTTGATCTGGCGGTCAATGGGATTACCCTTGGCTTCGGGAACAAGGCCACTGCCGGAATTGACGCACTCATGGGCCGGGGCTCCTATGAAGACAGGCTTGCTGTAAACCGCAGGCGGACGGAAGACGCGCGCGAACGCGCCGGGGGTGCCGGAACAATCGCAGAGATCGGCGGGACGATTGCCCCAGCCGGGGCTCTTGCTAAGTCTGTTCTCTCGGCAACTCGAGCGGTTCCCGCCGCCTTGAGCGGGGGCAAAGGTCTTGCCGCTAGATCGGCAGCACTGGGGGCTGACGGCGCAACCCTCGGCACCATTCAAGCGTGGGGCAACAATCAAGACCCTCTGACAGGGGCCGCTACGGGCCTTGCGGCGGGCATTGGCGGCAATCTTGCCGGAGAGGCCATTGGCGCGGGCGCAAGCAAGGTTGCGGGCCTCTTCAATGCCAAGCCGAAGGTTATGGGGGTGGACGAGCTAAAGGCTGCTGGTGGGGCTGCTTATGACCGTGCAAAGGCCGCTGGCGTTGTCTTTAAGCCGCAGGCTATCGGCAATCTTCGGAATGCCGTTTAT